GTAAGTCTTGTCTACGCCGCCATGATGCAGGATGATGAAGCTTACAAGAACGCTACCCCTGACCAAAAGTACGGCAATTTCTTTATTCGCGTGCCGGGATTAGACGAACCAATTAAACTACCTATACCGTTTGAGCTTGGTTATTTTTTCAAAGCGTTGCCTGAGGCAATTTACAACAGTATGGTCAACGAACATGGCGGCGAGGAAGCAGTTAAGGCGTTCAAACAAATCCTGCTTCAGACAATTCCCGGTGGTTCGTCGTATGGCATCCCACAAATAATGAAACCTGCCATTGAGGCAGGGCTGGGTAAGTCGTTCTACACAGGCAGGGACACACTGTCTGCGCGGGAGAAAGAGCTATTACCAGAAGAGCAGTTCCGCAACAACACGTCAGAACTGGCCAAAGGTATTGGCAAAACGCTCGGCATTTCGCCTATTGTGTTTGAGCAACTTATCAATGGTTACACGGGCACGATGGGGCTGGCGTTCATGCACGCGCTCAGTGTAGGTGTGCCAACAGCTGAGACACCTGAAAAAGCCGTTAAACGTTTGTCAGAGTACCCAATTCTTGGCGGTGCGTTCCAACCCAACGACGCTGGCGGCATCATCAACAGTGTGTATGAGCGCATGAACGAGAACCTCAAAGTCAAAAACACATTTGATAAACTGGTTGCGGAGGGGCGCACGGCAGAAGCCAAAGATCTGCTTCAGCGTCGCGGCAACGAGTACATGCAAGCAGACTTGGCCAACAAGTTCAAAGCAAACATGAACAAGCTGACGCAAGCAGAGCGTGCAATCAACGCATCAAACATGACCGCCGAAGCCAAGCGCGAACAACTGGACAAGATCAGGAAGATAAAGACCGCCGTTGCTCAAACGGTGAGAGAGGTTTCCGATAAAACCATACTCCTATCAAGCCCTTTTTAATACCGATAAAGGATTGAGTCCGGTACTTGTAAGGAACTGAGGCGCGTAGCCCCAGTTCCTTTATCTTTACAACGTCCAGTCCGGGAACAAAAAACCCCTCCCCCGGTTTAAGTGTCGCCCACGGATAGATTATTTCCATTGAACTGCTCTTCCTCAAAAGTTATGTGCATAGCGTTGACGCGCATGGATGGGCCGTTGGTCTTGCCCAGCATATCTTTCTTGGAGTACTTGACGCGAAACATCTTCTCCATCTGCTTCTTGAAGTCATCGTAGCTAAAGCTCATGCTGACGCAATGCTTCCTGAGAAGTTGTTCCTCAATGTAGTACTCTCTGAATCCGTCTGCAAGCGTTCCGTGCTCAACACGCCCAAGTACTTTTGATCTGGTAAGCGACTTGTCAACAGACTCGCCATCCCCCCATGCGGCCATTAGGCGACCCTCAGCTTTCTTAATGATGATGAAGCTTCCGTAGTTGTCTCCGGTGTAGGCGTTCAATACATCCTCAGCGGTGCGCACACTGCCACGGATAATGCCCCGGGCTTTCTCAACAACTAGTTTAAGAGCATCAATAACTTTCTGCACTTCTACATCAATGATACCGGCGTAGTCCTTGCGAAGAAGTACAGCCGCAGCAACAATGACCGTGCAACCAGCATGCCAGTAGCGTTCGTCATCATCAAAGTTCATGACCTTTTTCAAGTGTGCGTGCGTCTTGGCTACAACCTCCTTCGCCACCTCTCGATTTTTGGTCAACCATCTAACCCAAGCTTCACCCGCCACGCCGTAGTGACGCTTTATGTCCAGCAATACTTCACGCTCTTTAGGAGTCCAGACCAACTTGATGTTTGGGTTCCACTCAAGCATACGCAAAAGCTCGCCGTTTGAACTGAACTTTCTTGCGCCAGCCATGTAGTCGGTCAGGCTTTCGTTGGAGGTCATGGTGCAGGTGGTTTTCCAAGACGTGTTGTTGATACGTTCCTTGTTGGCTCCCGCATCCATACGCTCCTTGCCCTGCGCTTCTGCAAAGTCAAAGATAAAAACCGGTGCCCATTCCATGTTGGCACGTTGGGTGTTGGTGATCTCGTCAACCAGCAAAGGCATACTGTTGAGCAAGCCAGCGCGTTGCTGCATGGCTACTGGGGATGTTCCTTTGCCTGTCCTGTATCTCAGGGGGTGACCCCACACACCAGCCTTGGCGCTCAGCACCAGCGACTTACCCGTGCCCGACTCGCGGGAACCAATGTGCCACACAAAGCCTTCGTACTCGGTGAACCGCATCAGAGGCGCACCAAACGAGTCTAGACACACAGCCAGCGCCGTCTCCATGTTGGGCTTGTTCACGAATATGGTCTGCCACAGCTTCTTCCATGTCTGCAAGTCACCATCGCTGTTGGTGTTGCGGTTAATGTTCTCCAGACCGGGCATGGGGATGCGTGTCTCTCTGCCGTCTTTGGTGAACACGCGGTTGTTGTAGACGAAGCTGTCGTCTACCTGCCAGCCACATTGATACGGGACAACGATGGGCTTCTTGGACTGCGATGCCTCACCTACACAAGCGCGTACATACTCATAAAGCTGTTTGTCGAAGCCAGCAAATGTGGACACAATGTTCTGACTAGCCAGCCACTTAAGCGTCTCGTCCTTGCTCACGATTGATTTCTGTGGGAAGTTCAGCGTCAGCACGCCTTCGGGACGCACAGCGGCCATGTGAACCAGATGTTCTTCCTCCATCTTGAGCAGGTCAACCACAAACAAGTCGTACGGAACAAGCTGGGTAGTCTTCTTGGATTTCTTGCCGTCCTCGTCTTCATCAATCCTTACAAAGTACACACCGCCGTTCTCGCCGTAGCTGTACCCACGTGGTGGGGGTGGGCGCTTGACTGCATCAATGTGTTCTGGTTCGTCGCTGTCTCCTGCATCCTCAAGCGCAAAGAATTCTTCTTCTACGAAATCTTCGCTGACAGTATTCAGTGGTATGACTTTCTCTGTGTTGTCAACCTTAATCTCCCTGCCAAGGATCAGCGGATTTGTAATCTTCCCCCAGTGTGGACAACTTGTGCATATCCCGGGGTTCAGTGAATCCATTGCAACGCAAGAGTAAGGCCCTTTGATCTCCGCCAACTTCTGGTGCATGCGCTCGTGTGGGTACGGGTGCAGGTCGCTCAGCTTAATCGCGTGTTCCATACCGTCATCACAGACCTTAGCCCATGACAACAACGCCCTCCAGACAGGTTCTTTGCCGTCCTCTTGGGCTGTGGCAACGTAGTCAGCAATCTGGGCGCAGTGAGGTTGGAACTCAGCAAAGACTGTGCGACTGTTTTGCAGCATCTTGATCTGCGCAGTGGTCTTCACGTTCTTTGGGCGTGCCCCCGGCAACATGATTGGGTCAGCTTGCGGTGGTGCTTTCTCCTTGAGGTTGGAGTTGATGACTTCAACAAACGCATCAAAGTCAAACAGGTCTCCTTCCATCAACAGCTTTACAGGAAGAGGTTGCACATACTTCTTCTTGTGGTTCTTGGTGCCCGGCACCCGCATCAGCCTAGCTGCATCTGCGGTGACCGACATGTCAATGACCATGCCTTCTTGTTTGCATAGAAGTTTTATGCTCTGTGCAACAGGTCGCCATTCAGCAACCGTCATATCGCGGGTCATCGGCCAGTAGCAGTGCAGTCCCCCACCTGAACCAACAATCCACGGTTTGCCGAGCGCATCAAGCCCGACCTTTGCCATGAACGCATCCAGCGCCAGTACAGCATCCTTCTTTGATGCGTACCCGTCCAAGTCAACAAAGAAAGACCTTACGTGCGTAGCTTTGTCAGCTTCGCGTTTCTTCCCATTGAAGCATGAGACAGCGTAGAAGATGTCGCAGTTATCGTTGTTCCAGTTGTCTATGTGGGGGTGCAGTTCCTCGACTGTGTCCGTGAACACATGTTGTTTTCTTTTTGTGAGTTCTACCGCGCAATACGAGCCTAAACCCGGAGACGGCAAAACCACCGCTAGGAACTCAAGCGGAGTCATGTCTATCCTTTGGGTTATTTGAAGTCGTCGTTCGCGTGTTCTACGCCTTGTTGAAAGCCTTCTTCAAATCCATCTTGGTAGATTGATTCTCTGGCATCAATAAAAGCCGCCAAACGTTCTACAAGCATCTCAACCCAGTCCGGCGGAACTTTGTCGAAACCCATGATGTAGATGTAGCGTAGAAGCTCGTTGTTATTCAGTTGCTTAGGTTGAATGCCTTGCATGTTTTTCTCCAAGCCTCGTCGGCTGTGCTTGATGTTTGTAGGATTTTGAGAAGTGAGCTTGCCGATGGCCGGTAAGCTACAAACACTTCGCCACCGCCGAACCAGTTGTAAACAGATTGACGTGAAACGCCAAGTGCTTGAGAGATTCTTACGACAGAGAAGTTGTGGTGAACAGCCCAGCGCCCGAGTTGGTTACCCAACGTCTTCGGCGCTTTCATGACCATGTTGATTGTTTGTTGTGAGTAAGCCATGTTGTAGGGGCCGAAGCCCCCTCCCCCTTAGTCTTCTTCCCAATCGTCAACCATTGCAGCCAAGTTTGTTTTCTTGGCAGGCACGGCATTCGGCTTCTTCTCTTCCTTACGCACAGTCGGTTCTTCGCTTTCTTCCTCCGCAGCAGGCGCGGCCTTGGCTTTCTTTGCCTTCTCAGCAATCGGCTCGTAGGTAGGTGCGTCTTCCTCTTTGATCAAGTCACCCATAGGACGCTTACCAGCAATAGCCAGTGGAGCCGCCACAGTAGCGGTTTTCGGCATAGTCATAGCAATGGCACGATGGGCTTCAGGGGAAGCGGCTTTTGCGGAAACTGTCTCATACTCGTCATCGTTCAACCAGCGCATCTCTTTAAAGAACAGCTTCGGGCTTTCCGACTTGGTATCAAACTTCAGACGCGTCACGACCAAGCTGGGGTCAATAGGGTCTTGTTGCGCCATCAGCCACTTGACGTACGCCTTCAACGGACGGTTGTCACCTTCACCATCACCAAAGATGGACTTAGCTGGCAGGGTCAACTGAAGAATGTCGCCATCCATATCGTTGGCTAACACTACGGCAACACGTTGCTGGAAGCGGCATGCGCGGCTGTTGTTCTGACCAGACCCTGCAATGTTCTGTGGGCAGTCTTTGCAGTTTGAGTGCTGTCTGTTGCCAGCATCAATAGAGGGTGTCTTACCATCAGCCGACCAGCAGTCAGGCGCAGACACCTCACCATCGTAGGACTTGGCGTAGAACACGCGGCCAATGTCTGGCGCAGCGGCAACGAACACAACGTCCAGATAGCGTTCTTCGATTGAAGCAATCTCTTTACCGCCGCTGTACAAGCGGAATACGCCGCCCTTGATTGAGATACGTTTACTTGTATCCACACTGCCGCCAGCCAAAGCTTTGGCAACTGAGGACATGCCCTCACGATTCTTTGCAAACGCGGGTACGTTTGCTTTGTTAAAAAGCGTCACATTAGTCATGTGATATTTCTCCTGATTACTTGGTTGGTTTGCGAACAGAGATTGCGTACTCAGTCAATGAGTTCAATCCGGGTGGTACGAGGCCGGGGTTGTCTTCAAGAAATGTTGCCATGTTGGTCTGCGCAATACGCTTCTCCAACAAGTCAACGGCTTCGTGTTGAAGCACGAATGTCTTGAATGAATCCCAGTCTTGTGTGTTGTAGCGTGTCTTTGTTGACAACACCACAGTGCCTTGGTCAGTGCGCACAGAGGACATGCCTAGTGCAAGCATCTGATCTTTGAGTGCGATCTTCACGGTGTCTTGTTGCCGCTTGATTTCCTCAACTTCGTTTTCGTACGCTTGAGTCAGCTCTTGAATTCGAGCCGCCATCTTACGGTACACCTTAGCCAACTTGTCCATAGGGACAGTGGTTAATTCGTTGTGCTCCTCTTGTGCGGGAGCGTCATCGTCTATTGTTGTAGTCACTTGCTTCTCCTGTTGTTTTGTCTAACGTTTAACATCATACACGGAACAAAATCCAATGCAACTCCTTTCTTTAAATATTTTTTACTTCGCTGTCAAACATGTTTACAAGCAGTTTATGCTCGTCAACTTTACCCTCCATAGCCTTGAATAGTTTTTTCTCAATAGGGCTTGATTCAATGTGTACCACAGTAACTTTGTCAGAGTCTTGACCTTTACGATCAGCGCGAGCAATACATTGCGTGTACATCTCCACGCTCATCAGTGGCCCAAAGAACACAACAGTATCTGCGGCAGTCAGGGTAATCCCGTGCGCTGTTGCTTGTGGCTGCAAGACCAAGACGCGTATCCTGTCAGTGGTCTGAAAGTCGCCAATGATCTGCCCACGCTTGCTGGCGCTCACGTCACCGTGAATTTGTCCCACGGCGTAGCCTTGCTTGGTGAGGTGCGTCACTATGGTGTCGATGCTGGAACGGAACAATGCAAATATGATGACCTTGCGTTCAGTCTCCTCCAGCACTTCTTCCAATACATGTAAGCGAGGAGATGCGTCAAACACAACAACCTCCCTGTCGTCTGTGTACGCGGCTCCACAGGATATTTGCAACAGCTTGTTGACTGCCACACCTGCGTTGACTGCGCTGATAACTTCCCCAGCCGCACGTACCATCATCTGTTCTTTCAACATCCGGTAGTACTTGTTCTGCTGTGGTGTCATCGGCACTTCACGTGTTACTGTGATGACTGGTGGCAAGTCAAGGCACTGACCTTTTGTGAAACGGATTGCTGGTTGCAGTGCTTCGTACACCAGTGACCGTGCGTTGTCTTTGGGTGTCCACTTAAACATGGTGATCTTGTTCATCACTTTGTCTCGCCATGCAGTTTGAAACTTGGGCACACCGCTTGGGTTAACCAAACGCGCAAGACCATAAGCATCAACAGGCGACTGCGATGCAGGAGTGCCCGTCATCATCCACAGGTATGTCTCAGGCTTGATGATTGATGCCAGCGCTTTCCAACGCCGTGTTGATGGGTTCTTGTATGCGTTGGCTTCGTCAACAATAATTAAATCAAAGCGGCCATCGTTTCGTATCTCATCAGCGATTAGGTTCAGTCCATCGTAGTTTGCAATGACGATCTCGTAGTCACGTTGAATCATCTCTATGCGACGTGATGCTTGTTGATGATGGGCTACGATGGCGCTTCTGTGCATGGTGCTGTTCATGATGTCGCCCATCCACGCGCTGTGCATGATTGATAGGGGACATAACACCAACACTCTGCGAACTTCTGAACGCTCTATCAAGTAGTCAGCCGCCCACAACGCAGACAACGTCTTACCAGTGCCGGGGTCGTTAAAACAGAACGCTCTGCGATGCAGTGTCAAGAATGCCGCTGTCTCAATCTGGTGAGCCATAGGCTTGTACTTGCCCGGCCAACCATAACGTCCTTTGATTGGAGACGGTACATCTTTGACACCAAGGTTCTTGAGCACCCGACTCTCATCAAGCCCCCAGTACACAGCCACTTGATAGATGCCGTTTTCTTCACTGAGTATTTTGTGCTTTGGAATGATGCCGTACTTGCTGGGGTCGCGTGTGCGCAGTATCAGCGCTTTGTTGTCAACTATTTCCATTACGCGTCTTCCTTCAACCGCGCCCAAGGCGTGTTGCTTTCTCTGAACTCAATCTCTTCCATCAGTTTGTTTCTGTGAAGTCTTGCTGATGCGTCCATCCAGAACTCTTCTTCTATTTCAGATACATCAACCCACAAGTCTCCGTACTTCGCTCTCCACATGTTTGCAAGCGTTGATAGTGGGATTACATATGCTTCACGTTTATTGGGGTCGTATACGGCTGGCCATTTGTTTTTTATGTTTGACCCGCCTGCGATTGCTTGCTGTGCTTGCTGCCTCGTCAACATGTTCATCTGTTGTTGTGCTTGCTGCAATGATTGACTGCTTTGTACGCCTTGTGCTGCGTTAGCGTATGCCTCTAATTTTTCAGTTAGTTGTTGACCTAAGTCTTTCATTCTTCCCATTTGCTTCTCCTGTTATTGCTCTGGCATGCGGCACACGTACCGCGCTCTGTCTGTTAAAAAATGGACTTCAACTTCTCCGAGTTGTTTAAGTCTCTTGAACGCACTGCTAAAGAACTCGTCCCCCTCTAATGTTTCTAAATCTATCCACCTGTTTCCGAAACGTGTTACCCACACATCAATTAGTCTGCCAACAGGGATATTGAACGCTTCGGATTCAAGCATCGCGCTTGTGATTTCACTCTCAACAACACGCTTTGCTCTCAGCGTCCCATCATTTGATACTGTGATCTGATTTCCGTTTGAAGCTCCGATTGTCAGATGCTGACTTGACCCTGAGATTGCTACGTTTTGTTGTCCCGCCTTTAGATAGGGGTTGTTTATGATCGACATCTTTTCCATCTCCTTTTTGTACGACACCCTCTTTCATAAGCATTGCGCGTGCTTTATTTCGAGCGGCTCGTTTTTTAATGATTTCTGGTTTCTGTTCGTACTTGGCGTACGACGCACGGTCTTCTGGATTTTTGTAAGGCATGAGTGTTCCTTAGTGTTTTGGATTGAACTCGCATGTTTTTACCGGACACCAACCGCACAGAGGCGTTTGGTTTGGGTTCCACACATCTTTTGCAAATGAGGCTTCTAGTCTAGCGTAGCGTTCACGATACTTCCACCAATGCTTGGCCGCTTCGTCTGCTGTCATTGACATCTTCACAATGTCATTCTTTACAAGAAACAACAGCGCAGAGTTAACCTTGCGTATGTGGGGAAAGTGTGCGAATACCATGATTGACATGAGCACAAGCTGATCGCGGTCTGGGTACTTGTTGTTGCCGGTCTTGTAGTCTGCCACCCATGCGGTCAGGTTCTCGTCATCAACAATTAGCAGGTCTGCGATACCACGCACCCACACGTTATCTGCTTTCCACTTCGTTGGCAACAGGTCTGCGGTCAACGCCATCTCGTACTCTGCCAGCTTACGGCCAGACTTATTCAGCAACGCATCCATCACAGGTTGGAACTGCGCGTACTGGGGAGGAATCGGTGTGCCCTCCTTGACGTACAACTCCAATGCTTCGTGGACTTGATTGCCGTACCGCGTTGCCTCAGTCTCTGTGAACGGATAGTTCTTGAGTACCTTGACTTCTTGGTAACGGCGCTGACAACCCTCAAAGTCTTTGAGGGAGGAGTGTGACCATGCTACCTTTTTCATAGTTGGGCTGTGTTAATAGCGTGTGATAAATGATTTGCAAACTTAGTAACGAACGACTCGTTGTCACGCAACGGATGATTCATCTCGTGCAAGATGCCATGCGTTAACTCGTGCCAAAAAGTGTCGTGTACTTCTTCGTCAGAAAACTTGATGTGCACCTCGGTGCCGTTACTGCGCTTGTATGTGGCGTGTGTAACGATCTTCATAACATAGTTGTTGTAGTCAATCTGACCCATCTGTTTGCCATTGATGAGGTTGTCATTCATTTGTACCATGTAAGTCTTGCGACCAATGGTAATTTCTTTTGGTATCTTCATTGTTTTGCTTCTCCTATGATTTTGCTAACCCGTATCTACGGTGAGCGCCACCGTCAGCGGCCAGAGGTATCCCCGGCATGTAACTCGGTTCCATAGTCATTTGCGCCAAGACCCAAGTCTTCGCGTCAACAACTTCTTCATCCGGTACAACGGCGATTAACTCGTCGTGTACTGTGCCAGCGATGGGGTACTTCTTCGCTACCCTCAACATGCCATCCGTCATCACAATTCTGGCAAGCGCTTGCGTCACATTATTCGTTATCTTACCTGCGTATAGTTTCGTTGCGTGTTCGCCGTACACCCACTGCGTTCTGCCTTTGTCATCTAGCTCAGGACGCAGATTCGGGTACAGAAGTTTCATTCCATTTGGTAATTCTATCTCACCCTTGCGGAATGTCAAACACTTGTGCGTGTACTCTTTGCCCATGTACAAACATCTGTGTATAAGCTCGCTGAACAACCCCCACATGGACACAATAGGCCAAGCCGTCTGGCGGTAGGTGTCGATGATTGCCTTGGCGGCAAGGGCGTGCACCAGCAAATCTTTATCAGAACAAGTGTGGGGGATGTCAAATAGTTTGGTATCGTTGCCGTCCCACTGGGCAAACTCTTTTGCATACTCAGAACTTACCCCAAGTGCTTTGGCAAAATCCTTGGAGTACCTAACAGGCGGTGCGCCAAGAAAGCCCGTGAGGAGTTGGGAAGCGAATGAAGCCCAACCCAGTCCGTAGCCACAGCCAAGTAACGCGCTTTTAGCCGACTGTCTGAGGTCAGGGTGCGAGTCTTTGGTGAGGTTCGGTATGTTGAACATCTGGCTTCCAAAGGCCGCATAAGGGTCGCCACCAGCCCTAAAGATGTCGAGCATATCTGTGTACTCAGCCAACCACGCGAGCACTCGCGGCTCAATTTGCGAGAGGTCGCCCACAACGAGTTGGTAGCCATCGGGAGCCATAATTGCTTTGCGTAAGAAACTTCCGCGCTTGAGGTTTTGCATGTTGATTGCTGAACCCTTTGCTGCCGTCCAGCGACCCGAGAGAGCACCGTAATAAGATAATGGTACCGGAAGCTTGCCGCGCTGGCTAATGTCAAGGAAGCGTTGTGCGCGTGTTCTTTCAGTGGTTGATTTAACTTTAAGGCGTGCTTCACAAAGGAGGGCAACATCTTCACGTTCACCGTTAAGCAACGCTTGGAAGAGAGCATCATTCTTGGCAAAAGCGAACGTCGTTTTGCTGGTAGTTTTACTGACTTTAGTCGGGGGAGTAACCCCGAGGCTTTGAAGTACGTCAGCAAACTTCGGGTTCGATGCAAGCTCAGCCTCTTGTATGCCGAGTCGTTGAAGTAATCCTTCACGCAGTTCTCCTTCTTCTGTGAGTGCTTTGATAAGCATCTTGCTGTCAAGCTCAAGTGTTGG